AGCAAGAAGAAGCAATGCTTAAAAATGCTGATATCGCAGTCGCATCTGCTAAAGCAGAATTAGATAAAAATAAAGAGAACGTACAATTACAAAAAGCATATCAAGAAGCACTTAACGAAAGAGCTGGAATTGAGGCACAGATAACTGGGTTTAGGAGTGAGCAACAAACAAATACAAATTCTTTATTAAGAGAGCAAAAAGAAATAATGAATGAGATTGCTCTTTTTGGTAAATCTGAAAGAGATAAGGAAAGATTAGAATTAGAGCAACAATATGAAGCAAATAAACTTTTAATAGAAAAAGAAATTACAGATGATGCAGAGAAGAAAGAAAGATTACTTGCAGCAGAAACAGATTATAAAGCACAATTAAAAGTATTAAATGATGGATTTGATGCTGAAGATTTAGAAACAAAACAATTAAAAGTAGATAAAGAAATAGAGTTAGAACAAAAAAAGACTGCTGCAAAATACCAAGCCTTAAATGATTTGCAGTCTATATTTGGTGCAGAATCAGCGATGGGTAAAGCTGCTTTAATTGGTAAACAACTTTTAGCAGCACAAGAGTTGCTTATTGATTTAGGTGTAATGAAATCAAAAGCAACTAAAGCAATTGCAACTGCATCCTTAGATGGTGCAGAGAGTAGTTCGTCTGTTGCTACTGGTTTAGCTAAAACTTTAAAGCTAGGTTTTCCAAAAGCCATTCCAGCATTAATTGGTTATGCTGCGAGTGCTGCTGCAATTATTGGTGGTGTTATTTCTGCGACAAAAAAAACAAAATCAGTTGCTTCTAGTTTAGGTGGAGCTGGAGGTGGAGGTGGTATAACTCCATCACAAGCTGCTTTATCAATACCTCCAGCATTTAATGTAGTTGGTGCAAGTTCCACAGACCAATTAGCAGCAGCTATAGGAGGACAATCACAACAACCAGTACAAGCATACGTTGTAGCAAACGATGTAACAACTGCACAAAGTATGGATAGAAATATAATTGATGATGCAAGTTTAGGAGATTAAAATATAAAATAACACTAAAACAATATTATATAAATATGAAGTTAATTGAACTTATTTTAGATGATGATGAAGCAATAGGAGTAGAAGCTATTTCTGTTGTTGAAAATCCAGCAATTGAATCTGATTTTGTTGCACTTAAAACACAAGAAATAAAACTTGCTGAAATAGACAAAGAGAAACGTTTATTAATGGGTGCTTTACTTATACCAAAGAAACCTATTTACAGAAAGTCTGGAGAAGATGAATATTACATATTCTTTTCTGAAAAGACTGTTGCAAAAGCATCTCAAATGTATTTACAAAATGGTAACCAATCTAATTCAACATTAGAACACAATTCAGAATTACAAGGATTAACACTTGTTGAAAGTTGGATAGTAGAAGATAAACAAAAAGATAAAAGTGCTTTATATAATTTAGATGTACCAGTTGGTACTTGGATGGGTAGTGTTAAAGTAAACAATGATGAAGTTTGGAATGACTATGTAAAGACTGGTAAAGTAAAAGGTTTTTCAATAGAAGGTTATTTTGCTGACAAGATGGAAAGACCAAACGAAGAATTAAAAGAACACTTGATGCAATATCCTCACACTATGTACGATCCTAAGACTGGTGAGAGTGTTGAAATAATGACAAAAGAGGAACACGATAAATACACAAAGAAAGGTTGGGTACATAACAAGCCAAAACAATACGAACAAGAATTAGCATCATATACAGACTATCCACAAGGAGCAACAAATAATGCAAAGAGAGCATTAGCTTGGGTAGAGAAGAATGGTTGGGGTAGTTGTGGAGAAGCAACTGGAAAACGTAGAGCAAATCAATTAGCTAAAAGACAACCAATAACAAGAGATACAATTGCAAGAATGGCTAGTTTTAAAAGACATCAACAACATAAAGATGTACCTTATTCAGAAGGATGTGGTGGTCTTATGTGGGATGCTTGGGGTGGTACTGCTGGTGTTAATTGGGCATCAAGAAAGTTAGAAGATTTAGAAAAACTAGAAGAACTTAAAAAACTATTATCATAATGAGAGCAGTATATTGTAAATGTAAAAATACTTATTCGATAGATTGCAAAAATAATAATGATAAAAATTGCAAGACTCCAGAGTATTGGAAACAAGGTATAGGTAGAATAAGTGCATCAGAAGAAGAAGAATAGAAAACTGAAAATACAAAATTAATCTTAAATTTTATTATATAATTATGAATACAAAGAATAGAGTTTTTAAAAAACTAGCAGAAGAAACAAAAGTTGAGTTGTCTGTACAGAAAATTGAATTAGGGTCAATGCAACAATTAACGGCACAAGCAAAAGAATGTAGAAGCACACTTAGTAAATTACTAAAAATTAGGGATTCTTTTTATAAAGAGCAAAAATCATTAAAAAGTTTTGGAGAGATTTTACAATCTCAAGGAAAAAGATTAAGAGAATTGACTTCAGACTTAAAAAAGAAAATTGATGATTTAGGTGTTGATACTCCTAAAGAGATTAATTATTTCTTTGACGAGGCAAATAGTTTTGAAGCAACTGGAAAAGATGCAGTAAAACGTACTCGTTAATTAAAAACCAAAATTAAATAATTAACTAAATATATGAGTATAAAACAAAGAGTTTTTAAAAAACTAGCAGAAGAAACAAAAGTAGAGTTAGCAACGCAAAAGGTTGAATTGGCAATTGGTGATGAATTGAGAGCTTTAGCATCAAAAACAGATACGTTTTCCAAAAAATTAAACAAAGAGTTAGATGATGCACTTGGTGATATTAGAAGAATAGAAAAAATAGCTTCTAATATGCAAACAGAGATTGTTGGTTTTAAAGAATTTAAAGATACTTTAATGAGTATGGAAGCACAATATGCTAAAGATAAACAAAAATTGCAATCTGCTGAACAAGAATTAGGGGTTAAAATTGATAGACCAAAAGCATTAGATGTAGCAGTTAGAGAGTTAGAAACGTTTCAAAAACTTGAAAGTGAATATAGGTCTGATATAAACGAATTCAATAAATTAGTAAGAAAATATACATAAATTAAAAAGATTGATTAAATTTTAAGTAATAAATATCAATCATATTTTTATGTTCTTTAATTTCATTTTGCCAATTATCAATAGCTAATTGTCTTGTTTCAAAAGCTGGTGTATTCCCTAAAGATAACATTTCTTTTTCTGCTTTTTTAATAGCTTTTAGTTTTGATTCAATTTGTTGAATATCGTATTTTAACTGACTAATTATTGATTCCATTTATTAAGTTTTAATTTTAAAGCAAATATATCATAAAAACTGAAAATACAAAATTTTAACTACATTTTATTATATAAATATGAACACAGACAGAACATTACTAAACAAAGCAAGAGTTTTACTTGGATTAGAAGTAAAGCTAGAGCAAATGAAACTACATAATGGTGCTATCTTAGAAGCTGAAGTATTTGAAGCTGGTGCAGAAGTATTCGTTGTTGCAGACGATGAAAGAGTTGCAGTACCAGTTGGAGAGTACGAAGCAGAAGGTAAAACTATTGTAGTTTCAGAAGAAGGTATCATTGGAGAAGTGAAAGAAGCAAGTGCTGAAGAAGAAGCACCAGCAGAAACAGAAGCAGAAGAAGTTGAAGAAGAAGAATTATCAACTGAAACTGCATCTCCAAAGAAGATAGTTAAATCAATATCAGAAGAAATGTTCTTCTCAGAGATTGAAAAACTAAGAACTGAGATCAACGAACTAAAATTATCTAAAACAGAAGTTGTTGCAGAGGAAGTAGTTGAGTTATCAGAAGTAAAGGAAGATAAAGTAGAGTTATCTGCTGAAGAAGTTGAAGGAATTACACATACTCCAGAAAACTTATCTGACAAAAAAGAATTAAACCTTTATTCTCAAAAAGGGAATAAGAACACAACAAGAAATAGAATATTTAACAAATTAAACAAATAAAAAATGAGTTTATCAATTACATCAACGTATGCTGGAGAGTTTGCTGGAAAATATGTTTCAGCTGCTTTATTGTCTGGTAATACAATTGCTAACAACTTAATTGAGGTTAAGCCAAACGTAAAATTTAAAGAAGTATTAAAAAGAGTAGATTTATCTGGTGCTATTGCAAATGCATCTTGTGATTTTACAGATGCTGGAACTGTTACTTTAACAGAGAAAATCATTCAACCAAAAGAATTACAAATTAACTTAGAGTTATGTAAAACTCCATT